GGAAACACATTAACACTCGGGCCTGCGGGCCATCAATTCAAGGAGTTCTGCTTATGGCAATCGGTACAGCCCTAATGGTCGGAAGTGCCATTCTTGGTGGCATGAGCCAACGTCGCCAAGCAAAAGCGGACGCGAGATACCGCCGTGCCCTCCAGATTCAAAGGAACGAACACTATCTTCGGATGGTCAAGTACCAGCAAGAACTCTCTGACTTCCAAAATAAAAGATATGAGTTTACTGCTGGGTCAGCGAAGAAAGATGCTGACCAGCAATATTCAACTGTATTAGAACAACTGGGTCAACGCAAAAAGCAAGCCTTTGATAGGATCGCTCAGTATGAGCAGAAAGCCTATGAAACGATTGGACGAATGAACGTGAGCCGAGAGTCCACCACTGGTAACTCTGTCCTTGCTGCAACCCAAGCAGCCCTTGTAAAGGCCGCTCGTCAGGTCGAGATTACCCAAGATGATTATGAAGGCAAGATTGCTCAGGGCAACAGACAATTCAATGCTATCCAAGCACAAGCAGCAAATCGTATCAACGCTGCTATGCCTTCCCCTCTACAACCTCTTGCACCCCCTGATCAACTTCAGGGAACCTATATCCCCGGTACAGGAGATCTCATGGCCTCCGTGATGGGAGCCGTTGGAAGTTCTTACATTTCGGGTGGAGGTGAATTCTTATGAGCCAATTCAATGTAAATGCCCAACCTATCTCGGCTTTCACCACGTTTGGTGAGGGTGCCCCTGCACAGCCTGCGGCCCTGCCCGGAACGCCTGCGGCTCCTGTTGATAGCACTGCCCAAACAATGGCAGCGTTTGCTCAACTGTCCGCAACTCTTGGTGAGGCTTTCATCAAGAAGGGAGTCAAAGATCGCAACGAACGTATTGAGCGTGAGAGTGCCGGTGTCCTTGATGATGCGATTGCAAATGGTCTGAAGACTATTCCGCAATTGGTGGACTCAGGGCAGATTGAAGGAGATAGTTATTTCTCTGCCCGTGCTGCTGCCAGAACTCAAGGCTCTGCTGCGGCGGGATTGTTGGGTGCGTCAGTAGATCGCAACAGCATTATTCTTGATATGGAAGGGGGAAAACTTGGCCTCCTTGAGGATGGAAGTCCAGTAACTCTGGTTGATCAAGATTCTAAGTTTGCAGCGTGGTATCAAGGCAGACTTCAATCATTGCAAATCCCTGAGGAACTCGCAGCAGACCCCTTCTTCCTTGAGACTTTTGAAGCCAAGTCTGCTGAACTTAGACTGTCTGCAAAGAATACATTTGACGATTTGATGGCGACCAAACGCCGTGATCTTGTCAAGGGAACCCAAGCGATGGATGTTCGTGATGCAGTTGAGCGTCAGAGTTGGGAGAAACTCACGATGTCAATGCAGAACGAAGACTACAGGTTCAGCCTCGGCAATCAGGGTGTCAAACGGAATGCAGGGATTGTGCTTATTGATGCTGCAAGACAAGGGAGCAAGTGGGCTTTGGAGGCTCTCAAAGAATTAAAACTTCCCGGTAGCAGTTCAACCCTTTTGAATGACAAGACCATCCCTGAAGTTTCTGAGTATTACGACAAGTACGCACCTCAGATTGATAATGCCATTCGGGTTAAGACAGAGGAACGCCTGACTGAAGGTGTCAAGAATGGTGCAAGGATTATTCTGGACACCCTACAGTCTGCAATGTCCGGCGAAGAAACTGGTGTGCCAGACTTGATGATCCGCCCCGAAGATATGCAAGGTCTTGGTCTGTCTGAAATTATTAAAGAAGAACTTGGGCCATCCTATGACGTTGTGGAAACTCAAAATGGTCTGACTATTACAGGTTCAGAGAATGGCATCGTCAAAAGTGAGGAGTACACATACAAGGATCTGTATGACACCTCTATTCAAAATGTTGCCGCAGCGATGACTTCAGCGAATACTGCTGCACTTCTTGACCCCAATAGTGGGTACATGGGATCTATCCTTGCTCCTCAAGATGAAGATGAAAGACGAGAGGCTGCTCGATATACTGCTGAAGCAAACACTGCAATCACTCTGGCTCAGACTGGGTATGTCAGCGGCATTCTCAAGTCAGGGATTGAACGAGGCTTTACTGCTCGTGGTGATATCACTCGTTTCCCTGTAGGATCTGACGAATACAACCAAGCAATGGGACGTATGAGGTTGGCATACCGAGCCGGTATGGATCTACTTCTTGCCGACCCTGATGGTTCAACCCTCCGTGATCATGTTGGCTCAGATGCAGAAGCCGACTACTACCGAGCCTTGTTCTTGTACACCATGAGTCCTTATGGCGAACGAGTTGGTGATAACACTGGCTTTGCTTTGTTCATGGATAAAAGTCCTGACGATATTGCAGGAACACGCTTTGAAGATGATGTTGAACTTCGTAGATCCTTAGCATCAAACTTAGATGATGACTCACCGATTGGAGTGACTGAAAGTCGTTTGCTTGATGTTGCAAAGGCTGTCCATGTTTGGGGAGGAACAACTGCCGAACAAGCAATCGAGGTTGCTTACACACACCTCAAAGAAACTTCCGTTGTTATTGGTGGGAGGTCTTACTTCAGTTTTGACTTTGGACCTTCGTTCCTCAGAGGCAACAGTGTCCCAACCCGAACAAACGACGAGGGTATTGTTGAGTTCTCGGTCAATGGTCAGCGTCTTTTGAACGAACTTGTAATTGATCTCCAAGAGCGTGGCCTTGATCATCCAGTGTTAGCCGAGCAAATAGCGGACGATCTTAGTGGTGCTGGATCAGGACAAGATATGGACTTCTATATCAAGCCTGTACCAAGCCGCCCCGGTCATTTCCAAATCTTTATGGACGAAGGTAATGATGGCACTATTGGAGACACCATCATCATGAACCCCAACCGTGATGACATTATCTTCTCCGCTGAAGATATCGTTGGTCTGTTGAAAGAGACGGGCAAGATTAATGATCGAGGAGCCTTTACGGCAGACCGCACTGGTATGGATCAATTGACTGATGCACAGAAAGCAGAGTTGGATCGTAAGGGTGTCGTATCGCTAGGAACAGATGACTTGCTCATCGGCCTTGGAGATGGAACAGCCTACAGAACCCGTCGCGGACCCGGAGGGCAAGGCTTGCTGGTTGATGAAACTCCAAGATCTCGTCAAGAGCGATCAACAATGGAGAACCGTCCATGAGTTCTTTCCCCCTAACCCCCACACCACAAACCTTCAATCAGTTTGAAGGGGCAACAAAGCGGGAACTGAACCAACTGTACGGTCAACGTATTGAGGATCTGTCCTTTGTTGGCAAGTTGGGAGTGGCAGCGAAGTACGAGACATTCACGGGGCAACTGCTCCAAGAGATGAATGACCCCAACTTCACTCCTGATCCTAACTTCATGGCTACTCAGGAACTCATTGATGAGTACGCTGGGGATATTACGAACCCTGAAATATTGGAACGTATCCTATCAAACTCGTCATCGTTTGGTGAGTTCATATTCAACACTGACAATGTTCGACGAAGCCTGAAGAAGAGAGAAGAACTTTTCGCAGGTGGACCGATGGGAATGCTCGGTGGGTTCATAGCAACCTTGATCCCAACCACCGCAGAAATGCTCCCTGCTACGATTGCTGCAACGGTGGCGGCTGGACCTTTAGGTGGCGGGGCTGCGTTTGTTGATCGGTCAGTAAGATTGAATAGAGTATTGGGTGCAGTCAAAGGTTTGGGCATTGCGGGCCTTGTTGATCTTCCCCTTGAGTATGGCAAGTATTCGATGGATCAATCTATAACTCAGAAGCAGTTTCTTCTGGCAATGGCAACGGCTGGCGGTATGGGTGCCACAGTAGGTGCCGCATTCCCCAGCACACTATTCAAAGTATCTAATGCTATTAAGAATGAACTTCGATTAGAAGAAGCCATCAAGATTGGTAACAACTTTGGTGATGCAACTGCGAAGGCTTCAGCCCGTAGGTTGAGCAAGTCTCGGAGGCTGTCAACCAAAGCAGAGGGTGTCATACCCGGAACAACAAAACTGGAAGGACGCGGCGTTGTTCGTAAGTATTTGAACTCTGACGTAATCAAGAACCTTAGAGATTCATTTGGGGCTGTGCTTCCTACAGCAGTAAAGGTTGGATCTAAAAACCTCGGGGCTGTTGGCACGCAACTCAACGATCTTGTTCAAGCAGCATTTATGCAACTTCCCACCACGGGAACCCTGAATGCTAACAAGGCATCAGTGCGTGACGCGATCAAAAGTCTCCGTGCTGCAATCAAAGATAAAGACTTTGCTGAAAGATTCACCACTCTTGCTGAACGAGGTGATCAAACCAGCCTGACTAACAGATTTTTCTCAATGGCAAATGAGGCTGAGAAACTTGCTGCTACTGGTGTTCAACTTGAAGTCGCAAAGATTCTCCGAAAGTTTGCAGCGGGTGCAATCAATCCGGCAGGCCAAGGAGCCAAGGCACTCAATGTAGCCGACTTGGATAAGTCTTTGGCTGCACTTCAGAAGCGTATCCAACGGAATGATATGTTTGAAGTGACCGCCTCCAGAGAGGCTAAGAGAGGTGAAATGCTGGCTGAAGATGCTGCTAAGGGTCGAGTTCCTGATGAGGTTGATCCTACTACTGGGCTTCCAATGGCAGCAGCCACTTCTGCGGATAGTGGGCTGATTGAAGTTGAAGCCGGTGATCTGGTCAAGGCTGCATCAACCCAGAACTATCGCATGCGTGTCGCTGAAGGCTTTAGAGAAGGCGGGTTCAGAGAAGGACTTGCTCGGGCTGTGGATGTGTTCGGCATCCCAAGCGTGATGACTTCACGATATGTACAGATGATGCGTTCGGATAGTAAGAACATCAGGGACTTTGCAACGATATTCTTTAGTGGGCCACGGCAGAATGGCAGTGCCCTACCTGTGGAAGTAATTGCTCGTACGAATGTCGAAAGGGTGCTTACCAAAGTATCTCGACAACTCAACACCGCAAAGGTCAACGCAGCCAAGAAAGGTGTGCAGATCAGTGATGTAGATATTACTCGTGCTGTAACTTCTGGGGCCAACCCCGGTGGTGAACTTGGACAAGCAGTTAAGGCTGTGCGGGAGTTCTACCGAGATCTTCATGGGTATGCAATTCGTGGTGATGTTTTTGAAGATATTCCATACGACCTGAAGTACATCCAACGCAAATACAATGATGTCCATGTGGTTCGTATGATCGACGAGTTCGGCGAGGAAAGCATGCTTGGGTTTATTGGGAGTGCAATCAAACGTGCCCCTAGAGCCAAGCCACTTTCAGATGATCAGGCTCGTAAAGTCGCTCAAAGAATTCTTGACTACAACAAAGACCCCAACCTTTATGGTCGGTGGCGTAAGAACAGCCAAGAAGCATTCAATGCTTTTGAGAAGAAACTCAGGAGAGATCTTGATGGTCTTACGGATGATCAAATCAATGACATCCTTGAGATGGTCGCTCCGAACCAATCCCAGAACCCACACTTGGGCATGACCTACCGCCGTATTGGGATGGATGAAAACTACTCAGCATCATTGACTGGAAAGAATGGAACTCGTGAAGTTCACATTGATGAACTGATGGATCGAGATCTTGCATCCTCAATGGGCCTATATGCTCAAAGAGTCATTGGAGCAGTTGAACTAAGGCGAGGCTTCAAAGCCATGCGTCCTGACTCAGATGAAGTCATGTCACTCACTGATCTCGACATACTCTTACGGGAAGGTGGGGATAAATACGCTAATACTGCTTCCAGTTCTTTGGACAGTCTGTATCGCTTTACGATGGGATATGGATATGACATGGGGCAGAACATGCAGACAATCATGAAGTATGTTCAAGATGGTCATGGTCTTGCAATGGCAAACTTTGGGGGAATGATGGGTGTCGCTCAGATGCCAGAAATCGCATCCGGCATTGCTCGTAATGGAGCAAGGTCTGCGATGGTTCCTCTTACTCGTGGAACTTGGTGGCGACAACTCACTCAAACATTCATGATGGGTCCAGAGAAACTTACAAACAAAGCGGTGTATGGCACCAATGTTCTTGGTGAATCTCGTAGACCTACTGGTGAACTTGCTGATGACCTGATGGCTCAACTTGAAACATGGACAGGTGTTGGCGGAGATATGGTTCGCGGGGACTACATCACTAGACGCTTAGACATGATGGAAGGTGAAACAACCGTCATTGGAGGTGTGCGTGGTGCCTTATCCAGAACTATTGATGTAGGCCGACAAGCCGCAATCTTGAATCCATTCGGTATTCTCCCGGTAGATACAGTGATGCGTCGATGGTTTACTGAGGCAGCATTCCAAAGTTTCGTAAACCGTGCATACAAGATCAAGGGTGCTGGTGGTATCACAGCAGATATGGGCTTCTTCAGTGGTGGAGCCAAGAAGATGTTTAAAGAGACTGGCATGTCTGATGAGATGATTGATCGCGTCATCAAAGAACTTACAAGATCTGATGGTGTTGCAAAGATTGAGACAGGTGCCTTTGGTAATTACAAGGTCAAGAAGATTGACTTCTCCAAGGTTAAAGACAAGCACGCTCTTGATAACTTGGCGATTGCTATGCGGCGACATGTTGATCGTGGCGTGCAGCGTAACTACCTCGGGGATATGCCTCTAGGTATGGATAACCCTGCATTCAGAGCCTTTATGCAATTCCGCGTGTTCATGCTGGTATCCAAATCCAAGCAACTGTCCTACGGGATCGCAGGATTTGATGGTCGGATCGCGGGCAACGTGATTGGTGGTGCATTCCTCGGCATACTTGGATACAAGATCCTGCACTACCAGAAGTCGCTCAGTATGAGCGAGACAGAACGTATTGCCTACCTAGATGACAAGTTCTCTAACAAAAACCTTATCAACGCAGGCATCACTAGAAATACCTTTGCTACATCTGGTCCGATGATCGCGGACACTATTGCAAACCTGATCGGTGCAGAGCCACGATTTAGTCAAAGAACAACTGTGGGTGCTTCCGGCTTTATTCAGGGCAGTACCCTTATGCAAATGATGACTCAGGGAGAAAGATCACTCAAAGAAATAATGAGTGGTTTGGCGGGCAATGACCCGATATCACAAGAAGACCTTATTGATCTTGCCAGACTTGGTGGGGCAATGAGTGTTCCGTTCGTATCACAAGCAATCCAAATGGGATTTGAGCAGATCCCTATTCCAGAAGAGGACTAAACATGCCTAATAGTTTTAAAGATTACGACGATGCAACCGCATCAACTACGTCGGTGGCTTTCACCACTGGAGACTTTGAGTATCTCGACACGGCCCACCTCAAAGTGATCGTGACCGATACCGCAAACGTCTCAACGGAGTTCTTGCAAACCAGCACCGGACAGGACAACACCAATCCCCCGTTCACTGTTGCAGCATCCAGCGGAACCACCACCGTCACCTTCAATAACATGAATGGTGTCACGGGTAGTGGTCTGCCTGCCAACACTGATAAGGTCCGTGTCCAACGTGTTACTCCCTCTGCTTCTCTCCTGACCACCTTCCAAAACGCCTCACTGCTCCGGGCGGATGACCTCAACGACAATGCCAAGCAACTTCTCTTCGTCCTCCAAGAGCAAGTCGATGCTGGTACGGGATCTCTCCCCCTGAATGCCGCTGGGTTCTTTGATGCTGGTGCCAAGAAGATTGCCAACATTGCTGACGGTACTGCCGAACAAGATGTGGCTTCCTTCGGTCAACTCTCTGCTCTCTCTGCTTTCAGTGCAGATGCCCCCACGGTTCCACAGTTCACCACGTTTGCTGGTACTGATGGCACCTTTGCTAACGGTAATACGACTTTCAATATCCCGTTTACTCC